CGCCCGCCCAAGCGTGCTGAACCCTACCATCACTAGTGCCGAAGAAGATTTCTTCTTCCAGTAGACCAAATGTCGCAGCGTCGTAGCCCTGAAAGTTTGTCCACGCATTGGTGACTTGATTCATCACCCACTGCTTATTCGGTAGATTTGTTGTGGGGACATTTGTCACGAGCATTTGATAGCGACTGGACAGCACCATCTCCCAACCAAAGTTCTTGGAGTACAGCGTAACGTCATCCGACAGCCCAAGCATGATAATGTTGGATATGGCACCCGCCATTGTCATCTTAGACTGTGACAATATGTTGGACAGGGGAAACACACCGTCCTCACATATCACCAACAAGTCGGAGCCATACTTGAGAAGACACCGACGCGTGAACGTAGAACCGATATGGTAAGTTCCGACCAACGTGTAGCTTCCCGTATCGCCTAGCGTGGCCTCCGGGTCAAAACCAGTGAATACGGCAATGTCTCCTTCCGAAGAGACAAACACCGTATTATCGTTCATACCATCGCCAGACTCTGTGGCCCACGTACCGATGGCTTGCAGAAAACCGGCACGGGGAAACACCTCGCCCACACCGAAACGTATCACGGCACCGGCTATTTGATCGGTAGGCAGAAACCAAGCATTGCCCGTATCCTTTTCTACGAACCACAGTCTACGATGCACCAGTGCCACGTGAATCAACTTCTTTGGGTCAAACCCGACGGGACCTGTGATAGTCGCGTTCGCCCATACTCCGTTCGTACAAAGCTGCGGAGTATCTACACCGTTGACCGCCATAACGAAGGAACCAAACTGGTTAGTCATGCCCGTCCACTGCCAACGCGCATTGCCGAAAGGACCGGCAACAGATGCCTTCGCAGCACCGCCGATATTCGTGGTCGTAACATCGTAGAAAGACGTACCGGCAGCAGCGAACAGCATTTCCGTGCCGTCGGCCTTGCGGTACGTGATAAGTGTTTCTACGGGAGCGCCCAGACGGTCAACGTGCTTTGCAAATCCCTTGCGAACACGACAGCCGTACTGCATGGGAAACAAGTTCACCATACTGACGGCTTCGTTAGACTTCATCTCTGCGAGACTGTCACGCGCATTAATCCCACCCGTGGGCGCGGGCATAGCCATCGTTGCACTGACGGCTTTATTGGGAAGCGCGTAGACCGATTTCATATCGGCCAACTACCATCCGGTATATTGAAGACGCTAATCAGTGGAAGGTTCCTGTCACGCGCCATGGACAGAACAGGCGCACCACTATCTTGGGACAGCGCATCGTCCAGGTTGGCCTGAAAATCAGCAGCAAACGAAGAAGTGTCAAAGCCCTTGGCCTGAAAGAAGCGTAACTTTATTCCGCTTACCATCAAGCGATCATCGAAAATGCAGGAATCGTCGTCACGGGTCGCCTTGGGAATTGGCTGACCCACAGCCGTCATAGCCCACCACTTGCTAACGTAGAAGTAAGACAGTGTGGTGGAGGAAGAGCCCGGCACCGGCCAGATTTCCATGTTGTTGCCCACCAGACGAAACCGCTGCCGTGGACCGCCCGTCTGAATACCGGACTTGAGGTACTGCCACTGCTGCGGCGTATCGGGTCCCATAAGAGGCCAGTTACTGACCCGATCCCATTCCGTCTGGCTGATGGGCCGCGCAAAGTCTTCCGGAATGGGATAGTTCGCCTGACCGGCTACCGTGGCGAAAGAATACTCCCTGAACAGTTGCCGCCAGACCCGGCGCTTGACGAGCATTTCGCCCGTCGTGTTGTACAGCGCACCTAGCTGTATCGCAGTCAGGTCGTACACATTGCCGAAAACCGCAGGCGGCGACGGCAGGCCGACTTCACTTGCGGCGGTTTGAACGATCTGTAAGATTGGAGTCAGTGCCATCTATCTGCCTCTGCATTTGCTCGAACCGTTTGTCGTTCTCGGCCAACCTCGCCTCGAGACCAGTTATCTGCTGTTGCAGCCGCGCATTTTCCTCCGTCTTCTTCAGAAGCAACGCACTGTCCTTCGCCGTTTCCAGAAAAGCAAGGGCTTTCCGCTGCAATTCATGGAAGTTCATGACCTTGTGACCGTGTTGGTCAGCCAGTGTTGACAGCTGCTCCACGGTGAACACGTTCAGATAAGCCAACTCCTCCGCCTGACCTCGAGTAATGACGGGCCACTCCCGAAGCGGCATACCCGGCGGCGTTTCTGCGTCCCCCTCCATCTTCTGGAAACGCTCCCAGACCTTGGCGAAACGGAGCTTGTGCTGTTCCGTAGCGGGCGTATCGACAATGGTGTTCTTATCCCCCGGAACAATAATCCGCACGAACGGTACATTGTCAAATACCGGATGTCCTTCCGCTTCGGACCTAAATTCATTCTTGCGCGTACCCATGTAGAACTTTACGAACAGCTTTTCGTCGCCTTCCAGCTCTTGACCCTGCATCATGTCCATTTGGTCACTCTCTCTAGTGAGCAGTTTGAAAAAACGGCGCGGGTGGAGGACCCGCCCGCGCCGTCAGGAGAACCCCCTGCGGAACTAGGGGGTGACAGCGTCCGCCGACGTGAGCCAGACGTAGTCGCCGGTGACAAGCGCGACCGGCGTATCGTTGGTCCACGTGTTCCCCGCCGCTGCCGCGACGGTTGAGCCATTGGTGATGCCCGCCGTGCCTCCGGCAGCGATGCCGGTTGCGCCGACCTTGCAGAACATGGCGATATTGCGACCACCCGTTGCGCCGGGAACGGCGTGAACCGTTGTACCCAGAGCGAAGGGGGCTTGCCGATCGTAGATGGCGTTGCCTGCCGCGTTGACTCCATCGAGCACGGGCTTGAACACCGAGTTGAGGTTGACCCCAATGAGCGGGGTTGATGCTGTGGGCATGTCGTTCTCCTTGTCTGCGGTTGGGGGACTGTTACTCGGTCAGGATACCTTGGAACTGCAGACCGGAAGACGTGAGGTTGCCCGCCCATGCGAGCAGTTGCACGACGGCGTCCTGATTGTTGCTGTACCGCTTGCTCGGGTCGAGCGGCACGAAGTTGCGGTCCCGGTGCGGACGCAGGAAGATGTACTTGCTGTTCAGGAAGTACGCCGTCTTCACCGGAGCGAAACCGCCGATGCCGCCGTCCAGTACGACATCCGCCTGCATGTACTGCACGGACGGGAAGCCGAGCTTCGCCATGCCGGACTCCGTGAACCTCTGCATGTTCTGCAGCGAGGCCATGTAGAAGCCCCAGTAGGCGTTGTCCACCATGATGAGGTCGATGTGGTCCGAGCCTCGGCAGGTCTTGGCGTACAGCTGATTGAAGTAGTTCTGGATGTTCGCTGCCGTCGTGGCCGCGCCGCCGTTCGCAACTGCCGCGAACACTTGGTTGCGCCAGAACGTCCACGTAGCGCGATCGATGCCGCCGTAGACACCCGTGGCCGGGTTGGCGACGACTGCCGCTCCGAGACCGGTGATTTGCTTTCCGCCCGCAGCCGTACCGTCGCTGTAGATGCCCGCAGCGATAAGGTTCGCCATCGAGTCTTCGGCGACCTTGACGCGGGCCTCCATCAGATCGATGATCTGTTCCTTGCTGGAATTTTGCAGCATTTCCAGCCCGGACATGCTGACGGGGCAGGCCGCTTGCTTGATGTCGAACTGCGCGGCCGAGAGGACGTCCGCAGCACCGATGGGCAGGGCTTGATAGCCAGAATACCAACCGACGTTGCTGTTTTCCTGGAACGACAGTTCCTGTAGAATGACGTTGCCGCCGGAGAACGGCTTGACGTTCCCGGCTGCGTTCATCTTGACGAGTACCGCGTTGTTCTTCGTCACGTTATCGGAAACTTTGCCGGTACGTGACTGGATGGTGGTCGCAACCACATCCGAGATTGCGGGGTTGGCGAAGGCCATGAATTACTCCTAGAGTCGGTGATGAGGTGGTGAACCCATGCCTCAGCTAACTGGGTCTCATCGACTGCTAGGACTAACTGGCCCCCTCTCTCTATCGGGGTGTCGTCCAGTGAGGCGTGCCGACGTATAGTGGCACGCCCCGGTAAAAATTGCAACCCCCCTACAGACGATCTACGTTGCCTTCAAACGCTCGTACAATCGTATCGTGCAACGACTCGTCACCATTCGCTGCCGGGGCCATTGCTCGCCCGCCCGGAACACCTGTTACGGACATATTCGCCGCACTGTTTCGTTGGCGAGCATTGAGCTGCGAGGCCGCTTCGCGCCGTATGATTTCAGCACGCACCTCGGGCACGATACCCACCGACATGTCATACGCCTGCCGAAGAGTAGTAGCAATCCCCTGCCCCATCAACTGTCCCATCGCTACGCGCACCTGTGGGAAGAACTCGTTAATTGGGTCATTGGCAAAAGCATTCATCTCGTTGGTGAGTTCTGCGGTCATGCGCTGTTCGTTCACCGTCGCACCGTACATCTTTTCCGTATCCAGCTGCGCGGCGCGAGCCTGTGCCGCTGCCAGTTCCGGATTGATGGGTGCCTGCAGATCCACCCCGTACTGCTGCGCCAGACTGAAGATAATCGCCTTGCGGTACTCGGCATCACCAGTCCGCAGCGCATGGGCGGTCTGTAACAGAGTACGAATGGCCGTGATGGGCGTTGCTCCTTCCTTCTGCAACACCTCGGCGTAGGGTTGAAATTCATTCAGTATCGCAGTGGCAACATTAGATTTCTGAGCCACCGCGTTGAATCCCTGCTGCAACTCCGCCTCCCGCCGATGGATAATTTGCCGTACCTCCGGCGGCACCTTATTCCACAGCGGCTTGGCCTCCTTGGACCACGAAGTCGGAACTTGGTCCTCCGGCTTTCCTGGCTGCTCCCCAAACTTGGGGATGGACTCCACGAGCTCCTTTTCCCCAGTCTTAGGCGTGAACCGCCCCGTAGCGTCACGAGTACGCTTTCCGGGTGCTGCCTCCGGTTCCCCGGCAGCTTTGTCCGTCTGGACAGCGGTAGAGTCCGGGAGAGAGTCCGTCGTCGGCGCAGGCGAGTCGGGAACTGCCGGGGTCGGAGGTTCGGGTGTTTCCGCCGCTACCTTATCAAATGCAGCGGACAACGTGTCATGCAGGCTGTCTTCTTCCATTTCTCTCTCCAGTTAACGGCGCGGGCAATTGCCCATGCTGAATGTTTTGCTCACACCTTCCCAGAGCCTCTCTCGTAGCTCTTGGTTGTCCCGTGCTTCCTGATACCTATCCATCTCACGGGCCTGCGTCCTGGCCTCGTCGTACGGAACGCTGTTGTGCTTCAACATATGCTCGCGCAACTGCGTTCGTGATTCTATAAGCGTACCGTCAATCATAGAGCGAAAAGGCGTAATTTCACCCTGTACGAAGTGAACCTCGTTAGGATCCACTGCGATCTCCACCAAGCAACCGAGCTTGGGATCGTAACGAAATCGTCTACGGGCCACGACTACTCTCCTTTCGGTTCACCACCCGGTTCTGATTTTTTATCTGCCGCACTTTCTGCATCAGCGTGCTGCATCGCTTGAGCGTGCTCCGCCTCGTTAAAGGCGAGGGACTGCTGCTGCGCGTTGGCGGATACCGTGGCGTCCGTCACAGCCTTCGCCTGCGCCGCCTGTGCCTGAATGTTCGCCTTGATAAGGATAGCTTCTATCTCAGCGGCATTCTTCTCACGGAGGGCTTGTATTTCCGCAGACGTCCTCTCTCTGTCCGCGGCAATCTCCGCTTGCATTTCTTGCATCTTACGATTGGAATCATCAGCCTGCGCCTTCATTTTCATCTGTATCTCGGCCATCGCCTGCTGCGCGTCGGCCTGCTGACCGGCTTGCTCAGCCTGCGCCTTGACTTCCGCAGCCTGGACTTTCGGATCCTTCGGCGGTGGCGGTTTCGGCTGTTTCGCCTTTGCAACGAGCTGTTGCACCGAAGTTTCGATGATTCCTTCCACATCCCGTCCCACACGGAAGCCGCGGATGCCCCAAGTCAGCAGAGCACCGACAATGGGGGCTATTTCCGGCGTCTGCGCCGCTGCCGGGATGCCCGCTTGCATGAATTGCGTGATACTCGCCAAGAATGCGCTGCGGGCCTGCCGTTCCTCTACCATATCGGGTTCGACAAGGCTTTCCGCAGACACATCAATCCGAAAGTCCAACAGCCGACCATCCCGCAGCAGTTCTATCGCCTGTTGGATCACATCCGGCTGCGGCGGAGGTGGAGGAGGCATCGGTGGGGGCGGAGCCATGCCCGGCGGGCCATTCGGCATCATTGGCGGTCTCTGCGCCTGCAGATTCTGCGTATTGGGCATCATCCCCGGCGGTCCGCCTGCCTGCTGCTGCGGCATCTGCATCGGCTGCGGCTGCATCGCCTGCATTCTCTGCATCTGCGCTTCCTGCGCCTCCTTAATCGCCAGTTTCCCGTCGTAAGTCTGTTGAATGGACGATTGTGCGATGAGCGTTTCCGTTTTGAAGAATTTCGTCATCACGTGCGCCATCAGGCGCAGCACTTCCGTCACAAACGCGGCCATTTGCGACTTCATAGACTCCAAGCGAATACTGGCAAACTGCGACTTGATCCGCTGCGCGGTCGCCGTTTCGTTGGGATTGCCCGCACCGCGCACGATGTCCGAAATACCGGTGATCTGATAGATATCTTCAATCAGTTTAGTGCGTTGCTCGTACAAGGACTGCACCACCTTCATCACTACTTCGATGGGCAAGAAGTCAACACATCCTTTGATACCGCCTTTCTCAACAAACGCCGCCCATGTCTCCACCGGGATGAGTTCGTTCTCCACACCCTCCGTCAGCATTCGCTGCACTGCGGCCTGCGAGCTGTCGTACACGCCTACGACCTTCAGCGCCTTGATGAGCCAGTACAGACGCTGAGTAATTTCGTCCAACTCGTTGGCTTGGTCCTGATACATACAGAAATCAGGCACCGGCAGTGTGTTTCCAGTCGTGTTGGTCGCGAAAAGGGGCTTCGGGCACGGGAAAAAGCCCGGAAATTTCATTGGATCGTCCTTGGCGTCCAACGGCTCGTCCCGTGTAAGGGATATCCACGTTACGAGACTCTTCCGCTTGTCCCAAACCTCGGCAATTTTCGCCTGTTTGATGACTTTCGTCTTAGGCTCATCCGTTTTCTCGCCACCCCCGGCACCGGACTTACTCCGCGTCGCCGCGACAAAGTCCAGCTTGACGTCATTGCCGACTTTTTCGCCGAACCGCTTGATTAATTCGTCGCGATTCATGTACACCCATCGCCAGACCATGGGAACCTCTTCCCACGTGCGAGCAGGCACGTAACCGAAGTCCTCCCAGTAGACGTAATCCACCACGGCGGACTCACCCATCGCCTTGGCGTAGTAATCGTTAGTCACCGTGTTGTGTGGGCTTTCTTGTGCGACTTGATATCTCACCCATACCGTTCCCAGGCCGGGAAGTAAACGATCCTGGAGGGCATTGTGAATGCCGTCCACGAAGTTACGCTGCGTCGTTATTTGAAAAGTCAGACAGCGTTCCAGTATCAAACTGCTGATACGGGCGATGTTGTCCGGATCTAGGTAGCGGCGCTCCACAATGGGTTCCGGCGCACGCCCGAACACGGCAGGCATCATCGTCTGGATGTTAGACCAGAGGATGTTGTACTTTCTCCGGTAGGGACTTCCCCCATCGTTACCACTGCGCTCGTCGCGGTAGCGTTCGACTACACGAGTTCCACGCTTACGCCAGTCCTCAGTCTCCTTATCCGCCGCCGCTATTTCAGCGCGGATATAGTCGGCCATTCCCTTGGGGGTCTTCCCAAATTCGGCGATGGTTTCTACGGGATCCGTTTGGTCGGTCATATTCTATTCCCCCTGCCCCGGTGAGCTGACTGTGCGGCCCATAGATCATTCAGCTTGACGTTCCCACCATAC